AGCAAATGGGTATGAACATTTCAAACTAAAAGACGTTAGTGGCATGCTACTGTCCGAGTCGAGGTTTAACAGACTGTTGAACGCGTGGGATTATCGTGTGCTGTGGGAACAGTACGGCGCGCTGTGTACGCGGACTGCCAATCGTAAACTGCAAAGCCATCACAATGAAGTTATCAACCGAATTAGATTAGCAAAAATAAAGGAGAGCAAGATATGACAACAAGATATAACTTAGATACATGTGCAATGTTAGTAGAGTTCAACGCAAGTGTGTGGACTGCAAGGAAATTAGACAGGGGTGTGACCGATGAGGTTGTGTCCAATAAGAATGCGGGAGCTAAAGATTCCGCTCGTGTGAATAAGAACCTGTTGGCGGGTCGTGATGAGTTGGCTGACATTGTGCAGTTCGTTGGTAAGATTCGCCAGTTTGTTTATGACAACACGTTGCCGTGGAGTGACTCAGGTCTGCGTATGTTACCGACTGTTAACTTTGCTAAGTTCTGTGAGAAGATGTCGGACTTTGAGACTGACTTCACTAAACTTGTGCAAGACTTTGTATACATATATCCTACGCTCATTACGGCTCAAGCTATGGCACTCGGGGATATGTTCAAGCGTGATGACTATCCAACCGCCAATGAGATCATGACCAAGTTCGCATTCAGGGTTAACTATATGCCTATGCCATCAAGCGGTGACTTCAGGGTTGATGTGGGCAATGATGCACAGAAGTACCTACAAGAACAACTGGAGCGCGTGGCACAAGAGCGTGTAGACAATGCGATGGCGGACATCAAGCGTAGGATAGGTGAGCATATGAAGCGCATGTCTGATCGCTTGACAACCGACTATGTTGCGGGGGAAGCCAAGCAAAGACGTTTTCATGACTCACTTGTGGATGGTGCGCTTGAGTTGTGCGACTTGACCAAGGCTCTTAATGTGACGGGTGACAAAGATCTTGAGGATGCACGACGTGCGCTTGAGTCTGCATTGCTTCACACAGATGCCAACGAGTTGCGTAAGAACGAAGCGGTTCGTCAAGACACCAAGAAAGCAGTTGACGCTATACTTAACAAGTTCTCATTCTGATGTTGTCCCCTCCATTTCCTGAGAAACTTATTCCCGTGGGGAACAAACCTGTTCCCTTTAATCCTGCTAACCATGAGGAAGCTCCATTTTGATTACAACAAGCACAGGTATACGTATCGGTTGCCGATACAATCCGAACACAAACTATAACTCGCCTGATCAGTTTTGGCTTAGAATTCTTCTGTACCAACTTAAATGCGATAATAGAAAATGAGATTTGCATCGGGGTATTCATAGTTGCTAATAGGTAGAAGAGCCTGATAGATGTGGCACTACTTAGACTAAGTCAGTACGCTTCCCCGATGTTAAAAGTTTATGGGCGTACTGAACCTCCTGGTACCACGAACAGAGGGGGCGTGGAATCTATCTTTCCCCCTCACCATTTTTTATAAAGGAGAGAATGTATGAATGAAATATTAGATTTTCTTTTGTTAATAGGTGTACTGAGCGTAGGTGCAATATGGATAACGGCAGTATTTTGTTTTATGCTTGTTCTATGTGGTGGTCATGATGACTGAAACAAGAGAAGTATGAAAATTAGTTTATGGAGGAAACGTGCTATGCCAAGACCGAAGAGTGAATTTACAAACGGCGTTAATGTGGGTTTTCGCATGAGTAAAGAACAAAGAGATATGTTCCAAGCGTTGGGCGGTATTGAGTGGTTGAGAAACTATTTGAACCGCCAGTTGCGACAGGAAGCTATTCAATTAGGTTTAACAAAGGAGAGAGACGATGGAAAAGAAAGCAGATGATTTTCAAATTGGAGGCACTCATTACAAAGAGATGCCTGTGCAACCTTGGACAGTAATGGAAAACGTCCTTACTCGTGCCGAGTTCATTGGGTTTTTGAAGGGTAATATTATTAAATACTCTATGCGTGCGGGGCGCAAAGGTGCAACAGACGAAGACATAAACAAAGCATTTCACTACATTGAAAAACTTAATGAGGTGAATTACTAATGGCGATGACGCCTGAAGCCAAAGTTAAAAAGGCTATCAGAAAGATCCTTGATGAGTACAAGGCGTACTACTCTATGCCAATTGGTAGCGGATATGGTAACTCGGGCACGCCTGATTTTCTTGTGTGTTACAAGGGTAGGTTTATTGGTATTGAAGCAAAGGCGGGGGAAAACAAACCAACCACATTGCAGTACGATAACTTACACAGAATTCAACAGACGGGGGGAATCCCGTTGGTGATTAATGAACATGGATTATATTTTTTACAGGAGGTTTTAGATGGAATCAAATAACAAATTTAAAGATATCGTGGACAAGATTGTTGGTGACTTGGGTGAAGATGAAAAACAACACTTACAATTTTTACTTCTCAAACTACTAGCGTGTTATGGTAAAGATAGTGCCCTGAGTGCCGTGGTTATTTTCGGTGATGGAGAAGGTGGAGAAATTGCGATTGCTTCGGCGAACGCTACCCATATGTTAGCTACTGAATTAATTGCGATTGCTCACGAACACGTACAAAAACAAACCATGAGCGGTGCGCCTCCTAAAGAAATGTTTAATTAACACAAGGGGACAAGAATGACACAAGACAAAGACATGAATGAGATATTTGAGTCGGCATTTACAAGCGCACTTATTACTGGAATAGGAGTTGTAAAGATAAGCAACACAAACTCAGGTATGGAATGGGAGGCGGTAGCACCTGATAAGTTTTTAGAGCTTTCAGAAGAGCTTAAATGGCGTAATCAGAAGAGGTTCAAAGGAGATAAGAATGACTAAAGATGAAATTCAGACAGCAATATTGAACATTTGTAAAGTGCCAATGCACAGTGGTGACTTTAATATTGTTGCATTCGATTCACTTTGCAACAAACTTATAGAGCTTGGTGCAGAAAAAGAACGTGAGGAGTGCGCAAAGGTGTGTGATGCTTACGACAACGGTAGATATTCAAATGCCGCAGATTTGTGTGCTGAGTCTATTCGTGCAAGGGGACAAGAATGATTAAGACAAAATGGAATGCAGAAGCTGTAAAGGCATATGAGACTGGGCAAGGCGTTGAGTTAGTAAATGAACCCTATCCACATTATGTACCTTCGACTACAGAAACAAAAGATGAGCCTGTGGGATGGATAGACAGTAAAGGAAACATGATTTGCACAAAAATAAATGAATCTTGTAAACCTCTCTACACAACACCACAACAAAAGCAAGAGCAGGATGAGCCTTGGTTACTTAATACCGCACAAAATTTGGCTAAATTTATGGCTAGGAATTTTTATCCTGAAGTAACGCATTGGAAAGTATCGGATAACCTTGTTAGTGTTATTTTGCAAATTGACAACATGGTTACTGGGTTGATTCGTAAGTCAAAGCAAGAGCAAGGTGAACCTGTGGCGTGGTTTAGAAAAGAAAACGGAGAAAATATTTATTACGCAACAAAAGCGTGGGATGACTGTTTGCCTCTCTACACCACACCACAAACTAAAAAATGGGTAGAGTTGACTAATAATGAGCTTGTTGATTTAACAATAAAAAACGCAGGTTTTCCAATTTTGTTAGCACAAGAAATAGCAGATAAATTAAAGGATAAGAACACATGAGCATGGAAGATTACAACTTTACCAAAGCCCGTGAAGCATGGAGCAAAACACGTCCTTGGTACACCATTGATGAGTTAAATGCGTGGGCTGACAAATACCAAAATGAGCAGTGGCATAAAGCCGCAATCAGACTTGGAGAAGAGTTGTCATCTGTTGGGCCTGTTGGTTATTACGAAATGGATGCAAAAGAATGGTTTGATTGGGCGATAAATCAATTAAAGGAGAAGAACACATGACTGAAGTTGAATTTTTAAGAAAAGAGTTAGACCGTCAATTAAAAGCGGTTGATGATTTAAACAAAATGCTAAAAGATTTGAGCCAAATAACTTTTGAATCAAAAATGGATAAGTGGTTAAAAGCTAGTAAAGCTAAAGAATGGGTAAGTTTGACTGAGGAAGATTTAAAACCTATATGTGATGAGTGGAGAATTATTTATGGCGGGTGGGTGGATAACTTTGCAAAAGAAATAGAATCTAAATTAAAGGAGAAAAATTGTGAATGAAATTTTATTAGTAAGGTATGGTATATCAGAAGTTCAGACCGATGTAATCGGTGTATCTGTAGATCAGGAAGATAAATTTATCAAGTTCAGCGCAGGGGGTGCTATTAAACAAACCTTAACAGATCCATTGATGACTGATAACAACAAATCCATTGGTCAGCGCAATATTGAATGGTTGCATGAGAAGTTGGATGAGTGGATTAATAAACAATTGGAGAACACATGACACCAAAATTTACACAACTGCTCGAAAAGTGCATACTTGATGGGGTGATACTTGGTCATAAAAGGGCATACAAGCATAACACCACCCCTAGTGAATCTGATATCAACGAGTCAATTGTCAATGAGGTGCTCAACGAGTTACATGAGTGGTTCGATTTTGAAGTCAAGTCAAATAAGGAAGCGCATGATTGAAGAGGAAATGCACAAATGCACGACTTGTTCGTGCGAATTCACCGATGACGAAGGTGGTGTACAGGGTAATTTTGGAATTTTACCTATGTCATTTTGCCCAACTTGTTTATCTTGTATGTTGGATATGGCGGATCAATTGAACCCACAAGAATGGGTAGGGTTGACTTCTGGGGAAATAGAAAAAGAATGGTTTGCAATATTTGATGCCGAGCCTGGTATTGGAAAAAATATTACCAATGGTGTATTTAAATTTGCTCAAACAATAGAAGTTAAATTAAAGCAAAAAAACTATGGGTGACTTAATAGATTGGTTGCTGATATTTGCAATATTATCTTTAGCATCGACTTGGGTAGTGTTGGTATTTGCTTTTATCTTGGTAGTTTGTGGGTTTACCGAAGATTAAAATAACATTAGAAAAGAAAAAAATGAGCACAAAAGAAATTAATGCTGCGGTGGATTATTTGTATACACATGGAGCAAAGTATGCTGAAGCTAAGGCGCACCGAGTGTACATAGAAGAGTACAGAAAAAGCCAGAAAGCAATGTTAATGAAACAGGCTTTGGTTGAAGGTAGGGCTAAAACATCAGCAGCTGCGGAAGTCGAAGCATATGCAGACCCAACTTACTTACAGATCCTAGAGGCTCTAAAACAGGCTGTAGAGAACGAAGAAAAGTTTAGATGGGGGTTGATATCAGCTCAGGCAAGAATCGAGGTATGGAGGTCTACAGAGGCCAGTAACAGGGTCATGGATAGGGCGGTGTCATGAACAATAAATTGACCGCAAAAGAAAGAGAGCACATTGGACGTGTAAAAGAATTAGATTGCTCCGTATGTGGACAGTCTGGCCCGAGTGATGCTCACCACATTAAACAATCTCTACAGTACTGTGTAGTCGCACTATGTAAGAGTTGCCATCAAGGAGCAAGGATGGGATGGCATGGTGAAAAAGCAGCTTGGAAGATAGCCAAAATGGACGAGTTAGACGCATTGGAAGTAACTTTGCGCAATTTAATCCACCCAAAAACAACAAATTAACTAAAAATTAGGGTTTATCCCTACGAAATAGTTGATTAAAACCTTTACAGACTCTAATTTTCTGTTACAGTCTAGTTATTGCAACAACGCAATTAACTTAAAAAGGAATTTAAAAATGATTACAGCAACACAAGCCTCTATCCAGACAATCGCTACAGTCGAGACACTTACAAACGACATCGATGCTTTGTACGTTCTTGACCAACAAGCCAAAGTATTAGCAGAGCAAGTAAAGGCCATGAAGGACGCTATTGCCAACAAGTACGATGTAGGCACACATAAAGGCGAGTTGCACTCTGTAAGCGTTGCACTCGTAGAGGTCAAGGGCACAGTCGATTACAACGCTCTTTGTGTTGCATACGGTATCACAGAAGAGGTACTCAATACTTTCCGCAAGGAAGGTCGTGCAGACATTCGTGTATCACCAAAGAAATAAGGAGAACCACCATGTACGGATCACTAATTAACAGATTACAAGAGCGCATGGTGGTGGGTGCTCCCACCCCTACCGTAGGGATGGGGGTTACTATGCTCTCTCATACCGATAGATATCCAGGCACGATTATTAAAGTTGAGAAGTCTGGCAAAGGATTGATCGTCACAGTACAGGCAGATGATGCCAAACGTATTGACGATAATGGATTATCCGAGAGCCAAGAGTATGAGTACACGCCTAATCCTAAAGGTGTGATTTATTTTTATAAGCAGAAAGAGCCCAACACGTGTTGGACGCATGTCTATAAGAGCGCAGAAACGGGAAGATATAGGCAATCTGTGGGCGGTTTGTTTATTGGTAAGCGTGAAAAGTATTACGACTTTTCTTTTTAAAATCAAACACTAGAGAATAAACATGACAAATCAAGAAATAATGAACGAGTTTACAGATCTTACTCTTGAGAAGATCAAGCTCAAAGACCGCATCACCGAGCTCGAGATAGAGATCAGAGAGATCAAAAGCAAACAATACAAAGATCCATTGGTTATCTGGAGAGAAGGATTTGAAGATGGATCTAAGCACTACATGAACATGATTAGCGAGATGTCAGGCAAAGAATTTAAAGAATTAGCAGACGTAATATTATTTATAAGGAAACACGCATGATGCCTAAATTTATTAATTTCGTGTACGCAGTCGTATACGTTTTCGCTATTGTTGTAATGTTCATTGATGGCATGTGTTGGAGACCACACTAATTCAATGTTAGAATTTTAAACATCTAACTTTTAATTTGGGACAACCGAAATGGTAACGAAAAAAACCAAAGAACCATTATTTGATATGCCACAAGAGGTCAAGAATTGGATAGAACAGGCCAATTCTCGCCTCAAGCACATGCAGTCAGAGATAGACAGGCTGAAACAGGAAAACACTGAACTCAAGGCGTATCGTAAATTTGCAGAACACAAAATGACAAGAAGTGAAGCAGAATGAATCAAGATGACATTACAGAAGTAGAGATCAAAGAAGATCAGAGCTTGTTTAGGTGGGTTGTATGCCCTGCGCATGGGGAACATGCTGATGTGATTATTAGCTCAATAGAAGGACATGAGGGCACATGGTGTCAATTGTGTTGGCTAGAGACACTTGGCCCATCTTTGCCCTATAAAACCAAATGAACAGAATAGAATTTGGTGATAACCGCACAACCATGAAGAAGTGGATTGCGGAAGGCGTTAAAGTTCAAACTTGCGTAACGAGTCCACCTTATTATGGTTTAAGAGACTACGGCACAGGCAATTGGATTGGGGGAGGCAGTAATTGCTCTCACAAAGGAGATAGTAAATACTCAGAAAATACTATAACTGGCCACGCTAACAAAGAGTTAACGGTTGGGGATGCTATCTACAAGTCTGTATGCCTTAAATGCGGAGCCATAAGAGAAGATTTGCAACTCGGTCTAGAGGAAACGCCAGAAGAGTATGTGTCTGCGATGGTAGATGTATTTAGACACGTTAGGGATCTTTTAGAGGACGATGGGACTCTTTGGTTAAATATTGGGGATAGTTATGCATCCCAAGGTGGAAGACAAGTAGAGCAAACTGTTAGAAAGATTGATGACTATGTAAATTCAGGTCAATTGGGATCAAATGGGTCTGGGACATCTCGCAGACCTCCAGACGGCATTAAAGCTAAGGACTTGATTGGCATACCATGGATGTTGGCGTTTGCCTTGCGTGCTGACGGATGGTACCTGAGACAAGACATCATTTGGCACAAACCTAACCCTATGCCTGAATCTGTTCAGGACAGATGCACAAAATCTCACGAATATATATTTCTATTAACGAAATCACAAAAATATTATTACGATATTGATGCAATAAAAGAACAAGCAGAGCGTCCAGAAGGGCCAGGTAATAAAACACATCGTCATTCTCAAGAAGGAATTTATTTGTCTGGATCACAAAAAAATCTTGCAAAAATTGGCGCAAGTGAAACTCGAAACAAGCGAAGTGTTTGGACTATTCCTGTAAAACCATATAAAGGCGCTCATTTTGCAGTATTTCCCAGTGACCTGATAGAACCTTGCATTCTTGCAGGA